AATTTATTGATGTTATTAGGCGCCGTACCAACAGAAACGACTAGCGCTTCGGTATCTTTTGCAGGAACAGTAAGTGCTTTTAGGCTTATAAATGTGGGCGGCGGATATAATGTTACAACAAAAAATCCTTTTATTCTGTTGGCAGTAACATACAATTTCTAGGTTTATAGAAGATATATTCACGAATAATAAAAATGAATGACCACTTTAGTTGTTGATGGTGATAATTTATTAACCATCGGCTTTTATGGAGCAAAAAACTTTTTCTATAAGGGAAATCATATTGGAGGGATATTTCATTTTCTAAACACCCTTAGAATATCATTTGAGAATTATCATTTAGATAAGATCGTAGTTTTTTGGGATGGAGAGGATGGATCTCTATCAAGAAAAAAAATATATCATCATTATAAGGAAAATAGAAAATCTAGACTTAAATCTGAAGAAGAAGAAAATTCTTATAATTATCAAAGAAGTAGGATAAAACAATATCTTGAAGAGGTTTATGTGAGACAAGGAGAATATGCATATTGTGAATCAGATGATTGCATTGCATATTATGTTCAAAATTCTTCGCCAGAGAAAAAGATAATTTTCTCTTCGGATGGAGATCTAACGCAACTTGTTTCAAAAGATACACAATTATATAATCCATCTCATAGAAAACTTTATAAACCAAAAGATAGTTTTGTTTATGACCATAAAGAGATTTTAATCGAGAACATTAAATTAGTAAAAATGTTGTGCGGTGATTATTCAGATGACATTGCAGGAATTAAGAGTCTTGGAATTAAAAGGCTTTTAGTGCTTTTTCCTGAGATTGTAACTCAACCCCTTACATTGGATTATGTAAAACATAAAGCCAATTTCCTTTTCGAACAAGATAAGGAGGATAAAATTGTACAGAATTTATTGACGGGGGTTACTAAATATGGTGTATTCGGTGAAGAATTTTACCAGATTAATAGTAGTATTGTAAGTTTAGAAAATCCAATTTTAACTGATGAAGCAAAGGAAGGTATAAATACATTAATAAATGAAAATCTTGATCCTGAAGGAAGGTCATATAAGAATACAATGAAAATGATGATAGAAGATGGATTATTTAATGTCCTTCCAAAATCAGATGACGCGTGGCTTAAATTTTTGAATCCATTCCTCAGATTAACCAGAAAAGAAAAAAATAAACGATTAAATTTTAAAAGATAAAAATATGCAGAACCAAGATATCGCTAAATTTGAGTTTCTCTTAACACTAGAAAAAAACATAGTTATTCAGAGATATTTTAATGTTTCACATTATAATCCAGACGCAAAATTTTCGGTAGAATTATATGAGTGTGTAAAAGAAATTTGTGAAGAAATTTCGCAAGATTTGAAAATAAAAACATTGGATTTTATGAATGAAAATACAAATTTTTTTACCGATATTAAGAATTTAGAAGATCCAACTGATAATAAAGAAGAGTATTTTTTACTTAGAATAAAGATGGGGGAAGATGTATTTATTTCTAGGATCTTTCCTGCTCATATTTATCATCCAAAAGCAAGATACGCGGTGGATATTAGGCCGAAAGTCAGACAGATATTGTTAAATATAACGAATATATTGTCATCTGAAGTACTAACTATGAAGTACCTACAATATGAGCTAAAAGTAAAATAGGAGATAAAAAATGAGTGATAAAAATTTTGGTTATTTAGGAACAACATTTCAACAGCAACTGCTTAAAATATTAATTGAGGATAAGAAGTTCTCAATCACAGTCATTGAAACCATTGAAAGTAAATATTTTGATGGGCCATACTTTAAATATCTTATGGAGAATATTAAAGAATTATATAAATTATATGGTGCAATTCCCGCATATGTTACTCTCGAGCAGAAAATTATGCTTGAAAATAGGGATGCATCAAGTAAAGTACACATTGATACTCTTCATGCTATTCAGGAACTGGAAATGGATGATGTGAGCATTAAATTTGTTAAAAAAACATCTAAAAATTTCTGCAGACAGCAAGTATTAAGGAGGGCTATTAAAGAAGTTGATGATATTAATACTAATGGAGAATTTGAAGAATATTATAGAATTGAGGGTATTATAACAGATGCTCTTCAGATTGGAGCATCAGATGACTCAGTAATAGATATTTTTGAAAATGTTCGAGAGTCATTACTAGATGATAATAGAGTTCCGTATCCAACAGGAATTACAGGATTAGATTCTCTTCTTAAAGGTGGGCTAGCAAAAAGTGAATTAGGTATATTTCTTGCGCCACTAGGTATTGGTAAAACAACCTTTCTAACTAAGGTTGCAAATACGGCATATAATGTCGGTGCCAATGTCTTGCATATATTTTTTGAAGATAATGAAAGAGATATTAGAAGAAAGCATTACACATGTTGGACAAAATATTCTGATACTGAGCAAAAAGACCATTTGGATGAGGTCGTAAAAATCGTAGAAGAGAAAAGAACAAGCGTGAATTTCCTTAATCTCGTAAAGTTACCATCTTGGGGAGTTTCGGTTGCCGATATTAAATCAATAGTTCGAAAACTGCAATCTCAAGGAAAGCATATTGATATGTTGGTTGTTGATTATGTTGATTGCATTTCTACTGAAAGGAGTATAGAAGGCGAAGAATGGAAAGGCGAAGGAACAATTATGAGAAGCTTGGAAGGAATGAAAGATGAATTCAATATTGCTATATGGACAGCAACACAAGGCAACCGTGATAGTTTATCGTCTGAAGTTGTTACAACAGATCAAATGGCTGGATCAATCAAAAAAGCCCAAATTGGGCATATTGTAATATCGGCAGGTAAGACTCTCGAACAAAAAGAACATAACCTAGCAACAGTTACATTACTTAAAAGCCGTATTGGTAGAGATGGAGTCGTATTTACAAATTGTAAATTTAACAATGAATACCTTGAAATAGACACCGAAACACAGATTACTCTTCTTGGTCATGAGGAAGAAAAAGCTGAAAGAAAAAGAGAAAGAGCTTCTGAAGTTTATAGAGCTGGCAGGGACAAAGATAAAAAAACAATTGAAGCTGAGGTTGATAAAATTTTAAATTCAAGAATTTCTATGATTAATAGTGAGCATAAAATAGAAGAAACCCAAGAGGCAATTGATGAAATCGGGGCAATTGAGATCAAAGATGATGATGAGATAATAGGGGATCTTATCGTACAAGATACTGGACAAGATGGCTTACAATCCACGCAACAAGACAATATAGAATCTCAAAGTATATTAGAGATGTCCCAAGAGGAAAAAGCTCGTCAAAGATTAAGAGAACTTGCTAGACAAAAGAAACATAAAGTCGAAGAAATGACGATTGATACTGGATAAAGGCATAGGAAATATACTTAGCGGAAAAATTAAATTGAAGTAAAAACCTTAATCCTATGATAGAAAACAACTATAAAACATATACAAAACAAGAAGTAGAAAAAGCAACATTAGAATATTTTAAAGGAGATGAATTAGCAACAGATGTATGGATAAGAAAATACTGTTTAAAAGACGATAAAAATTATTATGAACTTACGCCTGATGATATGCATCGGAGAATAGCTAAAGAATTAGCAAGAATCGAAAAAAAATATAAAAACCCCATTTCTGAAGAAGAAATTTATCAAACTCTTAAAAATTTTCAAAGAATAGTTCCGAGCGGATCGCCAATGTCAGGAATTGGTAATGATTTTCAGGTAGTTAGTCTTTCGAATTGTTTTGTTATTGGTAATGATGGCGAAAGTGATAGTTATGGCGGCATAATGAAACTCGATCAAGAACTAGTACAGCTAGAAAAAAGACGCGGAGGAGTGGGGATGGATTTATCGTTTGTTCGCCCATTTGGTAGTCCAGTAAAGAATAGCGCGATTACTTCAACAGGCGTTGTTCCATTTATGGAAAGATATTCGCGTAGTACAAATGAAGTTGCCCAAGATGGCCGAAGAGGCGCGTTGATGGAAAGTATATCCATACGACATCCAGATTCTGAAGCGTTTATTGACGCTAAAATGACGGCTGGAGAAGTGACTGGGGCAAATGTATCCGTT